GTATGCCGCGCCCGCCTAAGCCGCGAATTAAGAAGTTTGAAGAGGGCGGTCCGGTTGAAGAAGAGGTAATTGCTTATGATCCACGTGATCCGAAAGTAGCAGACCTCTTAGCACGGATGAAGGTGCCTTACGAAGATATCGTTAGGCTACGAAACAGAGCGGTCGTTCGCGGCAAAACGGGGCCGTATCGTGGAAGCGGTAAAGCGTTTAGAGAACCGATTATTGGTTATGACCAGAAGAGTAACGAGTACTATTTGATTCAACCAGAAGATTCGACGTCGCCTTTCAAAGGTAAAGGCGAACGACTTGGTACCGCTAAAATAGATAGCAGGGCTAAAGGCGGCGTTATGAGTTCTTGCTGCCGTGGTGATGGAATTGCAAAGCGTGGTAAGACGCGAGGGAAAATTGTATGAAGCACAAGATGAAGAAGTACGCCATTGGCGGACCTACTAAGTATATGGATGATGACTCTGACGAAGGCATGAGCATGTCTAAGCGTCGGATGAGTTCGGATAGTGAAGGCATGTCGTTTAGTGAAGCCTTCCGTGCCGCTCGTAAAGCCGGTGACAGTACATTTACGTGGCGGGGCAAAAAGTATACGACCGAAATGGCGGGCGAGAAAAAACCTGCCAAACCCTCAACTCCCAAAGTAGAAGTTGAAAAGACTGAAACTAAGGTTGAGATGCCTTCATCAAGCGGTGCCCGAGGTTATCGCGGCAGTAAGCCCGGTGCGGCTCGGGTTGGAACAGGACGTTATGACGACCCAACGAGTACGTACGGTAAGCGTGTTACGGCTCCCTTTAGAAAACTTGGTGACATTTTTGGCCTCCGCCGCGAAGAAGATGTAATGAGACGTATGGGAGTTGGACGAGAAGAGGCTCGTTCACGTCTTGGTCGTGTTGAAGGTATGAAGCGTGGCGGTATGGTGAAGTCCTCTGCGTCCAAGCGTGCTGACGGTATCGCCAAAAAGGGTAAAACCCGAGGAAAGATCGTCTAATGATGGCTTCTCGCGGAATGGGCGCTATCGCCAAAAACAAGATTCCTCGTGCTAAACGGCGCGGGGACGATAAGCCTGTTATTGGCACGGGTAAGCCGATTAAGACCTATTCCAAAGGCGGCGAGAGCAAGGTCAACGAGGCCGGTAGCTACACCAAGCCCGATATGCGGAAGAGCCTGTTTGAGTCCATCAAGTCTCGGGCTGTGCAGGGTACCGCCGCAGGGCAGTGGAGCGCGAGAAAAGCACAGTTGTTAGCAAAGCAATATAAGGCTAAAGGCGGAGGCTATAAGTCGTGAAGGCACCTCAACAGTCGTTGAAGGCTTGGACTCAGCAGAAATGGAGAACAAAAAGTGGTAAACGATCTTCTGACACAGGTGAAAGGTATCTTCCAGAGGCTGCGATCAAGGCTCTCAGCCCTAGCGAGTATGCCCGAACCACCGCCGCCAAACGTAAAGGCAAAGCGCAAGGCAAGCAGTTTGTCGCGCAACCCAAGGGTATATCTCAAAAAACGCGGGCCTATCGTCAAAAAGGAAAGTAAAAATGGCTGAGAAATGGATTCAAAAAGCGATTAAAAAGCCGGGTGCACTACGCTCGGCTATGGGCGTTAAAAAAGGCGAAAAGATTCCTGCTGGCAAGTTGGCTAAAGCCGCCAAGGCTCCCGGCAAGATGGGTCAACGTGCTCGCTTGGCGCAAACGCTCCGCAAACTAGGTAAGTAAATGGCCGATAGAACTACAGCAACAACGGACTTCAACCTCGACCTCAACACGATTATTGAGGAAGCATTCGAGCGTTGTGGTGCTGAACTGCGTACGGGTTACGATTTTCGTACCTCGCGGCGTAGCCTTGCTTTGTTGCTGATGGACTGGTCCAACCGGGGCATCAACCTCTGGACGCTGGAAACGGGGTCACACACGCTGACTTATAACGTCGGGACTTATGATTTGCCCGTTGATACGGTGGACTTGCTGGACCACGTGATCCGCACAGGGTCTGGGCTAAACCAGCAGGACATCAACATCACCCGTATTTCGTCCAGCACATATCTTTCTATCCCAAACAAGAACGCGACAGGTCGCCCGATCCAGATTTGGATTAACCGTCGTACGGGTGCGACAAATGCGGCGGGTAACTTGGTTTACCCCCAGTTCACGGTATGGCCGTTGCCCGATAACAGCACGACTTGGACGCTGGTCTATACCCGACTGCGCCGTATGTTTGACCCCGGTGTGGGGTCTAATGGGCAGGATATCCCGTTCCGGTTCTTGCCGTGTTTGGTGGCGGGTCTGGCCTATTATCTGTCGATGAAGATACCGGGCGCGGATGCTCGGACGGCGGTACTAAAAGCCCAGTATGACGAGGCTTGGGATTTGGCTGCGGGTGAAGATCGTGAAAAGGCTGCGGTACGGTTTGTGCCAAGAGAGTCGTTCTTAGGCGGGTATTGAAATGCCTAACCGTTTTGCAAGTGGCAAACACGCGATTGCGATGTGTGATCGTTGCGGGTTTCAGTTCAAACTGCGCCAGTTAAAGTCACTTGTCATCAAGACCAAGAACGTTAATATCTTGGTTTGTCCAGAGTGTTGGGAGCCTGATCAGCCGCAGTTGTCACTAGGTCTGTACCCAGTTGATGATCCGCAGGCACTACGGAACCCGAGACCGGACACGAGTTATTTTGCGGTAGGTAATGACGGCGCGAATGGCAGTCGTCAGATACAATGGGGCTGGAATCCGGTTGGGGGATCAAGTTCCTTTGATGCGGCACTAACTCCCAATACATTAGCCCCGGCAGGTGAAGTCGGGACGGTAACGGTCAGTACGACCTAGGAGATTTGAAATGGCTATGACTTTGAAGGAACACGCCAAACTTCCGGCGAACAAGGCTCACGGCAAGAACGCTAAGGGCTTTCGTGCGGGGGGCAAAACCAACGCGGATATGAAGAAGTACGGTCGTGGTATGGCGAAAGTGATGAACCAGCGTAAGCCAATGCGCGGCTCTTCTGGCCCGAGGTAAGTGCGATGAAAGAACTAAATCCCGGCAAGATTAGACCGAACACTGACCCGACTGGGCAGAATGGCTATCCTGAAAAGGATGTCAATAAGGGCGTTACGCACATGGATATGAAGGGTGCGGGCGCTGCCACGAAGGGTAAGAAGTTCGTCTCGCAAATTAACTTGCAGTACAACGGCAAAGTTCGGGCAGGTTGGAGTTAATGAATTACAGTCAACTCTCAACGTTGATTCAGGATTATTGTGAGTCTACGGAGCAGTCCTTCGTAGCCAATATCCCTACGTTTGTGCAGTTGGCTGAAGAGCGGATTTATAACTCGGTCCAACTCCCTGCGATTCGCAAAAACGTCACGGGTACGATGACGCAGAACTTTCAGTACTTCCAGTTGCCTTCGGATTGGCTATCGACGTTCTCGCTGGCAGTCATTGACCCGACGACGCAGGAGTATGAGTACCTTTTAAATAAGGACGTGAACTTCATCCGCGCTTCATATCCCCCGCCGAACACGTACGGTAAGCCGAAGTACTACGCCATTTTTGACGATAATACGATGCTTTTGGGGCCGACTCCGGATTTGGCGTACACGGCTGAACTGCACTACTTCTATTACCCGCCCTCTATTGTGACGAACTCGACCTCGTGGTTGGGTGACAACTTTGAGACGGTACTGCTCTATGGAGCGTTACGCGAAGCGTATACCTACCTCAAGGGTGAGGCCGATATGATGACGTACTACGACCAGAAGTATCAGGAATCACTTGCACTTCTCAAACGTCTGGGCGATGGCTTGGATCGACAGGATGCGTATCGTTCAGGACAAGTGAGGATTCCGGTCACATGAGTTTTGTAGGTGGGTTTGAAGTTGGAACTGTGAAGGTCTTTACGACGGATAGTCGCGGGTTTACCCCGGAAGAGTTGGCTAACCGTGCCGTAGATCGCCTTCTTCGCATCAATAACCGTTCAGAACTCAATCGGGTTCTAGCGCAATACTTCAAAGAAGCACAGGACTCCGAAAGGATGAACGTGCGACGAACGCTGGTTGAAAATGGTTTTTTAGATGCTGCAAATATTTTAGGAGATTGAGATGGCAATTAGCCAAGCGATGACCACATCGTTTAAAGTCGAAATTTTGGACGGTATTCACAACTTCGGAACCGGCGTAATCCGGGCTTCGACGGCTGCGGATGTCTTCAAGATTGCGCTATATACGTCTTCCGCTACGCTCGGTGCTTCAACTACGGCGTATACAACCTCTGATGAAGTTTCTTCGTCGGGTACGAACTACACGGCGGGGGGTAAGACGCTCACGATTTCGCAAGTTCCGACGTTCACGAGCACAACGGCGTGGTTGGA